GAGCCGCAACAGTATCGCTCAGACGTTTTAGTACACCATTCATCGAAGATTGTATTTCTTGAATATCCCTATGTTCTTCAATATAATTCTCTGTTTTTGTTATTTCTTGGTCAATATTTCTCTGCATTTGATTTACAGTTTTCGCTACATTACTAATACCCTCAATTCTCTGATTTTGTTCATCTCCAGTTGGTGTTATTCCGCCAGGTTCCTTTCTAATGGCCATCTATATCTCCTTAAGACAATGCTCTAAATGCCTTTTTAATATAACTAGATGTTGGTTTCATTTCCGAATAGACACATGCTATTTCTGATGGATAGATAAGTTCTTGTATTGATGTGGTATATGTATTTCTTTCTCCAAATGCTACTTGATACGATTTCTCTAATGGAGTTATAATGTGGAGGTATTTTCTTGCAACTCTAACAAATACATTGAAGTTTGAGAGTAGTAATTTTAGAATTACAATATAATCTGTTAATATTTTTTTAAATTTTTGTTCATCCATTTTTGTTTGGGATAATAATTCTTTTTCTAGCAATCTGTAATAGTCTCCAAGATCTTTGTTGATGTTATTATCAGATGCATTTTCATACTTAATAAGAAATCTATAAATTTTCTTCACTGAATTTTGGTCAATATTATCAATATCAAAAATCATTGATAGTGCAGCAGTGTAGTACTTTATCAAAAGCACTTTAAAAATTGATAGAAATTGAGAGGGTTTTAATCCGGCTAATAAGTGCATACACTCATGCATTGTAGTGGCAACAACCAGATCGCTTGATCCAACTCCAAATACACTTATATTATTATCAATTAAAACATATACTTTTTGAATTTTTCTGTGATAAAATCCAAGAACAGTTTTATCTGCGCCCCCAAATGTTTTATGCAGAAAGAATCTTATTATTCCTTTGCTTAAATAACACGGTGTTACCAATCCTTTGTCAATCAATACTTGCATATCATCTGCAATTGGTTTCCCTCTACCAGATTTCTCAAATGCTTGCATAAAGGATTTTTTCAGGTTGTCAGAAGAAAACAGTTTCACTCCATCAATGTTCGCAGCTGGTTTTAAACCAATTGGAACTGAAAATAATTCTTGTAATTGATAATCCATTAGATTACTCCCTGCTATACATGCTCATAATATCAAAAAAGCCGCCACCTTCATCAATTACTTTTTGTCTGGCATGTTTTATAATTGACTCATTTGTAAGTTGGTTCAAGTTAGATTGATTTCCTGTTATTTGATTATTAAAACCAATTACTCCAGCCATATCTTTAGTTGCGTTTGCAAATCTTTCAGTATCAATTAAGACAGGCGGATCATATTTTCTGACATAAAAACAACATGCAGTTGCTAATGCTAAGTCGTCATTACATCCTGTATCTGCTTCAATTTTTCCAGATTTCTTTGATACTAACCCTGTCAATTCCAATGCTAATCTTTTTGACCTTACAGATTCTGGAAATTGATTAATATAAGAATAAAGAGCGTCAATCATCAATGGTCTTGTTTTAGCATTGTTTGAGAGACCAGGTACAATTGTTTGCGGACCCCTTGTTTCCTTATAAAGCATTGTGGATAGATCAGTTATCCCCACTTGCTCTAAAACTTGGTTTCCATAAGAGTTGCTTTCTACAACTACAACTCCAGGATATGATCTAGCCACAATTTGCACAATTTTAACAAACTCAAGAACTTTCAATTTTCCCTGATATTCCCAAACTTGCTCAAGAGTTTGATAATCCCAAACAGTAATTGCTGATTTATCAACTCCATATTCTGGTGCTGTGTCAACTCCGATTATATAATTTCTTCCGGGGATTGGTCTTTGAAAAACCCATGCTTCACCATTGAACAATTGTAATACTTCGATTGGTTCACGACAAGCTTCCTGAACTTTTTCCATAATCTCTGGTGTAAAGAATGCTCCTTCTGCTGGAAGAAATTTTAACTCCAACTCTTGTGCGATTTTTCGTGGATCATTATTGAACATTTGGCATTGAGTTTTATACCAATCAGGATCATCTGCTAATTCTGGAATCATTTTCCAATGAATTACAAATGGTTTAAAAATAGAATCCTTCGTTATTGCTCTCGCATAATTTTCAAAATACCATTTTCCCTGTCCAACTGTTTTATTTGGAGTGGAAAGAATAACAGTTCCATACGGAACTTTTGTTCTTCTGGCATGCATTTGGTTTGTTGAAAGAGCAGGAACCATTGAAGTCCATGCTTGATCAATATAACTAATAAAAGCAGCCTCGTCTATAACTAGAAATGTAATTGCCTTACCACGAAGAGTTTTATCTGGAGCATTTGGATTAACAGGTGACGCATAAACTTTTGAACCATTTGTTAAAATAAATGATTGTTCTGTTCTTTTAGCAAATCCTTTTCCTTGCGTTCCTTTTGATGGTTTCATCCAATCAGGCAATTTCTCGACCATACCACGAATTGCTCTTGCAAAGTCAGTTGCCTCTTTAAAATCTTTTGATATAATTCCAATTACTGCATTATCATAAAATACCGCTAACCAGGCAGAATATGCTTGAATAATAGTTGAAATTCCGATCTGTCTGCTTTTAAGTACGAGAACATATTTATCTTTCTGAATTGTATTAATTAATTCGCCTTGTTTTTTATATGGTTCTAAGGGGATGTCTTGTCCAGGCATTTCGATCTTTATATATTTTTTGCAAAAGTAATGGAAGTCCCCCTTGCAAGTTACGTATTCCTGAATGTACTTATTCGCAAGTCCTCGTAATTTTTGTTTTTTATTTTGTTTTGCCATGATACTCCTGTATATTTTGTTCTTAGATAGTTGCCCTGTTTGTACGGATTAAATTAACAGTTGCATATGATTCCCAGTCCCTGATTCTTTCAAATCTCAGCTCGGAAGATTTTATTATATATTTACCTGCCAATTGGGCATAATCAGGAACCTTACTATTAAATTTTGCTGCCTCTCCAACAAACATAAAATTTAATAGTGTGATGTTTTTGCTTGAAAGTTCAATTGATAATGTTGACATATCTGCCAAATCAGGAAAGTTAATAAAATTTTCTGAGTCTTCGTATCCTGTATGGTCAATATGAACTGTGCTTCTTCTATCAGATAGTACTTCAGTATCATAAAATATCTTTGTATCTCTGGATACAATTCCGTAATCTTTTGCTGCAGTTCCAATGTCAACATCAATATTTGAATATAATAAGTCTCTTGGCTTTACAATAAATCTATGCCTTGGTGCCAAGTATGAGTATACAGTATTTCCCTTATATAATGTATCAATTGGGTTCCAAGTATAGAATGTTTGCCCATCAATTCCTTGAGTTATTTTTTCCAATTGTTTTAAATCAGTAGCTAAATAATTAATTGTAAATGTGTGACTTCTTTTAACTTTTTCTGATAAATTTTTTAAATAGATTGTGTTATCATATAAGCATCCAAATCCAAGTATTCCTTTTTGATAAATCCCAAATTGATCATCCAAATATTGTATTGCTTTATAAAATGTCATTGGTGGTACTAGAATTTGATCTGCCGATATTGAATTTAACGAGCTTTGATCTATATCTGTTTTTGGTTTTGTTTTTAAACTATCAATTAATGCACTTGCCATTGAGGAAGGAGTTGAATCATATGCAAGACTATTAACAATTGAAGACATTGTTTGAAATGGTTTTCTACAAACAGTAATTAATTGAACTGCAGATCTGTCTTTCATTGAATCTTGCTGATCTGTTGATTTCATTAGAATTTCATAATTAATATTAAGCAACATAAGTTCAAAATCTACTTCTTCGATGGGTGTTTCTCCTTGCGCAAGGAGTCTAATCTGTAGTTTTAATTTATCCTGCCCATAAATTTTATCAAGGATCATATCGTTTGCGTCAATAAATATATCTAATAAAACAGTTTGATATGGAGTTGTTAGAGAAGTAATGATGGAAGCTCTCTGTAAATCCGCTGTATAATCCTTATCCTTTATGATTAATCTAAAATCATATGTTCTGGTTGGTGTCCAATATCTATTAGCCATGCACTACCCTCCCTTTATTATTTGTTCTAAAAAAGCGACGAAAAAAAAGCGGGAGGGACAAATGTCCCTTCCCGCACTTTAAACATTGATCTTACTGATAAGATTCTACTTTTAGTCGATTTAGTAATTCCATCATTCTTGTTGGAATAACCAAAACACTTTCAGCAGCATCTTCCAATAATGATCTAATATTTAGATTTGGTTCAAAACTACTATATCTAACTATAGCCAAAAACACTTGCCATGCTGATGGAAGTGGAGGGTCTTGTCCTTCTTGAACATCTGGCATCATCTCAGTTAGGATTTTTGATACTTCGTCTCTTCTTTTCTTTCCAATTTTTTCAATAACTGCAAGGGTTGAGAATAATTGATCTTCCGTCAACTGAGTGTTGAAGCTTGAAGATATCATCTCGGTGATGTGTTGTGGAAAGTTTTGGACATATTCCTGAGTAGAAGAACTTACATACGTCTGTGCTCCAGCAACATGTATAGACTTCATTTCTCCCAAACTGAATCCATACGTCAATCTAGTTGGATCCCCCATGTATCCAATATCAAGGCCGAACTGAATTGATTGTGATCTTGTTCCATTATAGCTATTGTTGACAATCATAAGCGGAAGAATATCACCAACTCTTGGTTCTTCAACTCCGCTTTGAATGACAATTTCGCTTCTTAACCTTGTATAATCCCAGGTCATTAGATTATTTTCTCTAATAATTGGCAACCCAACATCTTCAATTGACCTACGAACTGCGTTGATAAGATCTCTGTTCCCCTCAAAACGATACAACCTTGAAACAATTCCAACATACCTATACCCAGAATCATCTGGCATTGATGCTGGTTTTGTGAATACTGCATAATATGGAACATAGTAATTATCTGTTTCATGAGAAATTCCGCGGTTTGGATCCTCTAATGTTTTCAAAGTTCTGTAAATTACGCTTGAAATATCATCATGATAAGAAAATAGGCCTTTTTCTGAGTCATAATTCAAGCCCATTTCCTCTGCTCTTTGTTCAAAGGTTATCACTTAATTTCTCCTTATTTTATTCTTTTGAATAAAGCTCTTAGATAAATGTTCCGCCCATCAAACTCATAATCTTTCCAACATTTAATTAAATGAAATCTTTCTTCTATATTGGCAAAGAAATGTAGAAGTCTATCTTGAGTCCAGATTGACGCATGTGGGCATGACGGTTCATTTAAGAGCTCAGTTGTAAGTAATATATTTTTTGATTCAAAATCTTCATCTGATGTTTTATCTTCAAGAAGTAGTCTTGCTAATTTTCTGTAATCTGGAACGATAATGTCTGCAACGCCTTCAACTTTCAAACACGTTGATATAAGATAAATAAAATATAATACTTTATCCATTGGAATATGCTCAAGAAATCTGTATGCGCAAATTCGATCAAACTGAATTGAAGTTCGTTCCATGAATGTGAACGCATCTTCGTTGCATCGCATTCTTACAATATCTAATGTATCATCTCGATACTTAGATGAAATTTGTTCGATTCTAGCTGGATCCATATAGTTATAATACATTGTATCCAATTGAACCAGAAGATAATACATTGGTAGGTCAAGTGGCAGCAATTTTCCGGCTGCTAAATTCAAGATTTTCATTAATATCGTTCTCCATCTATAATTGTAACACGTTTCTGTGTATCTTCATCAAAAGATTTTTCATCTAAACCAGTTTCATAGAGGACCATTGACATTGCTTCATAGTCTTCATTACTTACCTCTAAAAGAAAGAGTTTTTCCCCTCTGTCAATTGAAGCAATCATTTGTTCATACTTCTTTTTGACGTACGGATCATCTTCTAAAGTTTCTTCAAGAGAATCTCCAACGCCGTAGTATTCCCATATATATTTTTCAACTTCGTCCTTTGTTGAAAAGATTTGGGGATTTAAGTTATCAACTTTTTGTCTGATTATAATTTCGTCGCTCTTTGGTTTATAATCTTTAATTGAAAATATATAAGACGTGCTACTTGAATTTGTTACAAAATCTTCTTTTATTTTCATTTTAATAATCCATCCAACATTCTTCGATGTGGTGTACTCTTCCATTATGTCCAAAATCTTCTAGAAGTTTTTGAACACGTTCTTTAAACTGCCCCATTGTTTCATCATCGGGCATTGATGTGTATGGAACACCAATCATAAGATAATCACTATCTGAGTGACGGAATGAACATTCAAGTTCCGTTCCAGCCATTAGATCTTCAACTATTTCCCACATTTCGTCATATAGATCATATATATCATCATATGTTACATTGGTTGGATCAAACGGAAGAACTCTTCCATCTTTTTCATAAATTTCTTTTATTTTTTGAATATTTGCTTTAAAGAATTCTGATCGTTCAAACGTTGCTCCCAATGCTACAAATGAAGATGAACTCGAGTTCGTTACAAAGTCTGCTTTTAGTTTCATCGCTACCTCACAAATTCTATTACGATACTTTTTGTAAAAGGTGAAAGGTAAAATTCAAAGTATCGTTCTTTATCAATATCATCTACATCAATAACTTTTAAAGTATTCTGAGCAATTTCCATTTCTCCATAGTCTTTTAAAAATACATTGACTTTTCCATTAACTGTTGGAACTCCAAATAGAAATGGAGATTGGGAATTTAAAAACTCATCTTTTATTTCTTGAAGACGCTTAAAAATTCTATCTTTATTTGCAAAGTTAATTTTGCATATTTTCTCATAAAAATATTCCAACTCTTGATATTTGCTTGGAACCCCTTTGATTTTAATATTTCCTCTTGAGGATCTCGCAATATACATTCTTCTGTTTATTGACGAGATAAAAATTTCAAAATGTTCTCTAAAATCAATTGGCATCCCACTCAAATTTGTTTCTCTAAGTGGAACCAACACAAGAATTCCATCATATTGTCTTAGAACTATTTCTTCATCTTTTATTTTGTTTATGGAAATGTATGAATCAATCAAATTATCTGTGGTTTTTCTGAGGAGGGAAGTTACTCTTGGGTTGCTTTTCATCATTAACCCAATTTTTGTGTTTCTTTTCAATTTATCTTCTTTATCAATATTTGAAAGATCAAACCCGTATCGTTTTAGGATGTTATAATGGCAAGAAGATATGTCATAAGAATATACATCCTTCAAAATTAGTTTGTGTCTTTCATTTATTTTCATAATAATTTGTGGAACCCCCAGTTAAGGGGGCTCCACTCCTTTCACTATCGACTTAGGATATCAATCAGTGCGTTGTCGATTTGAACGTGATGATTGATGTCTCGGATTGCATCCTGTTTTTCAGATAGCAGTTTAACTGCATCTAAATTTGTATTCAATTCTTCAACATCTCCAGATGCTTGTCTGTATAGAAGAACAAGAGCTTCTTTATCGAGAGTTTCTCGACCTTTTGCTTCCAAGTTTTCTGGAGCAGCAATCATATCAAGTTCTGTATCTTTCTTACCAACTTTTGTCTTTGCATATGGAAGCAAAGTTCCATCAATTGATCTACAGAACACTACGATCAATCCGGTTTTTACACCATAGCATTTCAAGAACGTATCGTTGTCATACTGACAAACAATACGAAAACCATTGTTATAAACCTTCATATCAACGCCAGGAAGATTCAAAACTGGAAGAACATCTGCGTCATCAATTTTAACAAGACGTCTTTTTGGAACATCTCCATCCAGAACTTCTCCAGATTCATGTGGAACTGAAAGAACCAAATCTTCGGATGGGTCTACCCCTGTCACTTGGAGACGAACATGTTTGATGTCCGCGAATGATTCGTGGTTCACTTCAAACCAATCTCCAAGAGATGTTACCGGAATTGTGGAAACTCCACCGGAATCTTCAGTGGCTTCATTTGTTACTTCTTCTGCAACACCTTCATCTCCTTCTGGTGCTGCTTCTGTTTCTTCAGAAGGAATATCTAACTGATCTTCTGGAAATGACAATGGCGTTTCATCTGTTTCTTGATCAACCATCTCTGTTAAATTTTCATTATTCATGATCTAAATTCTCCTTTAATGATGAAAGTATTGAGGGATTGGCCTCGATCCATTTCTGCCCCTCTTTAATTACATCTTCTCTCCACTTCTCGGGATCAAGTTCTGCATTTGCATACAACGCTGCTCCTGCTAAAGCGAATACTTTTATGAGCTCTTCGTATGCTTGGACAGGAACTGATCCACCTTCCATTTCCTTACAATTTTTCAACCATCCAGGCACTTTATCGGGTGTTACCCAAGGGCCAACATAACCCTTTTCTGCTTCTTTTAAATAGTGCATTATGAATGTGATGAAACTTGCAAGATTCAGAGATTTCACATTTCTATAATCACCGAACATACATTTTTGGTAATGCCTTTCTTTTTCATAAATGGCAATTACATCTTTTTCACTCATATAGATTCCTCCGGATTAAATTTCCTATATAGGATTTCTAAGTATTTGTTCCTCCCCTCAACAGTTAACATCTCGCTATTTTTGACTTGGTTGAGTACTGGATCAATTACTTTATGAACTTCTTTCGGTATTTTTCCATTTATATACGGAAATTTAGAAATAATCCTGTATGGATTCTTTAAATAGTATTTTCTTACATGCCCCACTTTTGGACCTGTCAGCATCATTATTATATTTCCATAATCTCTGTAGATACCATGCCATTTATACTTAACCCATTTATATCTGGCAAGAATCATTGCATATTGCTTCTCTGCATATCGAGGAACTGAGTGGTTTCGGCAACATACTTCTGGTTTATCTTCCTCACGAACAAACCATTCTTGCCATGATAATTTTGGATGATATGCTGAAAAGAATCTAATTATATCACCAGGAACATATTCTCTCGCATTTGGGGCATATTCAAATTTTGCTTTAAATGTTTTTCTTGGGTGTGGGTGTACTTTTTGTTTGTATGATGATCTTGTATTATTTTGGTAATCTCTTGATACCCAATATGGCGGTATTTCCCACGGCAAACAATCATATGAACCTGCGTCCATCGAATCCTCCGTTTTGTCCTTTCCAATTCACTGCAATTGCTTCAGACGTGTGGATAGATTCTTCATGAGAACATTTTACAATCCAATCAATAACTCCTGGTATTTGATCAATTGATTTGGAAATTGCTCTTATTGCATCCTCAACAAACATTGGATTTTCTGCAGCAATTCTACCAATCTCTTGCTCGTCAACTCTTTTTATAATTGGATATGGCAATGTTGGAATAACTTTTTCAACAGCTTCGATGATATCTTCCAACCAAATATATGTGTTCCCATATGTATCTGTTTCCACCAAAACATCTGCAAACGACCTTTGATTATGAGGAAATCCTTGCCCATCTAGTGCATTACACAATTCTGCTGAGCATGGACAATATGATGCGTATTGAATTTTAACACCTTGAAAGAATCTATAATACCATTCTCGGGTGCTTTTGTTAGTACTATCAGTATAATTTACATCATATACTATTCCCTCAAATCTGCATTTATAATAAATTGGGAACTCATTATCTGACTTAATTGATTTTCTCATTATAGGCATTCTAAATTCAAATTTCATCGATGCCTGTGTTGTTCCCCACTCTTGAGATTCAGCAACATTCTTTAGAATATCTTTTAATATGTGCTCAATCAACTTGCTTTTTAAAGGCAAATCCAAATAATTTTTTAAGGTTAAAAGAAGTCTTGACATAGAAATCCCTTTTGTATTTTCGTCAAGAGATGTTCGCATAGATACATTTGCTGTCATCTTATTTGCTCCACCATATTTAGATTCTAACATAAAAGGGACTTCTACGTTTTCGACACCAACTTCTTTTATTGGCATTTTAATTTTTGGTTCTGTGCATTGAATATCTGGAAGATTGCATTCCATTTTATAATCCTCTCTTTTCTAGAAGTCCGATACACTCACTTTCAAACTCGTCACACCATTCCATGAACTCCTTATATCTTGGAGTTCCAAGTAACGGATAAATATCGTGAGTTCGGTCGTTTGAACAGATGGGTTCGTAATTTGGATAAATCCCAATTTGAAAGTCAACATTGGAATCTCGCTCGACCTCACCATCTTCGTCAATATAGAAATATTGCTCTGGAACTTGGCGAACCATTGCAATTTGACTGCCACACATTGGGCATCTCATTTCTTTCATTTTAAATCCACTCCTATAACTGTTAAATATGCATTTAATAACTTAACAGATTCGGGTGTTGTATCTAGATCCTTTGACTCATCTACCAATTCTGGTTCAATGAGATTTCTTATATAAGCGTTCTTCATTTCTGTGCAATCAGATTTTGTTGTGAAGAACTCTGAAAGGTTAATTGGTGCGTCGTGGCCAATAATACATGCAGTTTCCATCTCTCCGCATCTCTGGCCACCTTTATTTCTACGCCCCCCTAATGGTTGTAGCGTTCGTTTTGCATAAACACCAATACCTCTTGCTGCCAATTTTTCTTCAGCAATGTGAACCATTCTAAAGAAATACATGTAACCGACAGCGACAGGGTTCAAGATATAATTTTTTGATACAGGATCATAGATTTTCTGCTTAAAGCTTGTTGCTGTATATTCAAGTGCCTGTATTAATTGTTCTATCTTGATTGATTCCATTGGGGGTTGAATGATTTGAAGTTTTTCTTCAATCCATTCTCGAGTAATTTCATTTGGAATTGTGGAATCCATTTGCTGTGAATACCAGTTAACTTTTGTATTATCAATGATATTTATGTAATCCATTAAATAACTCTTAATTTCTTCTGACGGCAATTCCGCATCAATCATGCCGATCATTGTCTTTTTTAGATCATTAACCGACATTGATAGATGTAATTCGTACAATTGTCCAATATTCATTCGTGAAATGATACCTAACGGATTGATGCAAATATCTAAATGTCGTCCGTCTTCCAACCTCGGCATTTTTTCATGAGGAACTATTCTGGAGATAACACCTTTATTTCCGTGTCTGTTTCCAATTTTATCTCCAACCCTTATTTTTCTGAAGTGGACTCCATATAGGTCGACTTTAATTCCATTGATAGCTTCTTTCTTTTCTTTGTATTTCCCAACAAATGAAAAGACATCTAATCCTTTTTCTTTTATAAATCTATCAGCTTCTTGTTTTGGAAGATTGTCACGAATAATTTTTTGAATGAAGTTTTCTCGTTCTCGTTGCTCAGAAATTTTAGATTCAACCCATTGTTTATATTCTGGAATATCTTTGCAATAATCATTCACGAAGAGATTAACTTCAGATATTAAAAACTTCTTTTCTGCTTGAAGTTCCATTGGTTCATTAAACACTGAATACAAATCTTCAGAATTCATTGTTTTTAGAATAGCATATGGTTCTCCAACATTAATTATATCTAACTCGTCTGGCAATGGTTTGTAAATTCCTTCTTTGAGACTCAATAGTACTTTGTGTGGAGGGACTGTAAATGATAAATCCCTAAAATGAACAGATGTTAAAACATCTTGTTCCGCCAATCTATCAGAAATTACAATACCGTCCTCATAATTGTTTCCATAATATACCATAACTCCAGTGAGTAGATTTTTCCCAATTGTGGTTTTTCCATCTTGACAATAATTACTTTCTGCAAGAATATCACCACGTTTTATTTTATCTCCTGGTTTAGCATATACTTTTAAGAAATCCATATTCTCGACATAAATCTTCCTATATGATATATCGAAAATATCAACTTCTCCATCATCATAACGAACAATAATTATTTTGTTATCACAATGAACAACTTCCCCGTCTTTTTTTGCAACTCTCACAAATTGGGTTTTATCAGTATATAACCATTCTGTTCCTGATGCAATAAGAGGACTGTCAAATTTCTTTAACATAATTGATTGACGCATTTGGGACGATGCCATTTGAAGTCTTGTCTGATCATCGTGTTCACAAAATGGAACCAATGAAACTGGTATAGATATCGGCTGTTCTTCACAATACTCTTGAGAGAATCTCTTACTATCATTTAATTTAACATTGGGGATTAAGTTCTGAAGAACCCCACAATTATCTCTGTCTGGTGTATCTACCGGACAAATTCTTCCATACATTGATTCGCATATATCCCTTAAATGCTTCGGAATATTCTCTCTTTTAAAACCACCGGGTCCAAGAAGACTTATTCTTGAAAGTTTTGTAAGTTCTTCAACTGGATTAATCGAGAAATCAAATTGAACTATATCTGACACGTTACACTCTGAAATGATTTGGTTTGAGTTAATATTAAACTTCGGTTGTCTGGCGGTCCTGTTTGAGAAGCAAAGGTCAAACACATTTTTTATTAATTTTGAATAAATTGCATACTCAAAACATCTAATTCTTTTGTTTGTAAATAAAGTATCATCCAGGTATCCTATTTCTATGGCATATATTAACTCATCCAAAATTGTATCTTTTTCCATGAAGTCCGCTGTGAAAATATCAATTTTTGGAATGACTTCAAGAGCATACATGATATCTTCACCTTTTGATTTCGCATTATATTTTGTGTAAGTTCGGCCAACAGAAAGAATATAATCATCTTGAGTCCAACCTCTGGCCTCTTGATAACTCTCTTTTAAATCCCACATAAGGACTTCATATAAATTTTTTGAATCTTCTTCTGGGGTTGCTGTTTCTAACTCAAACCTTTCAACTACACTTTCAATCCCAAAGTATGCAAATAACATGATTGCTAAAGGAACTTTTTTGCCAAGGAAACTAACCATTACATGGGGGGCTTCCCTTTGCTTCAAAACCATCAATGTTGCAACATTGGTTCTGAATTTAATTGTTTCTCCTCTTGTAACAATTGGAATATCAAATAATTGAAATAATGGAATTTTCTTTCTACCATTGATAACAATGTAATTTCCGTCTACCAGTTTTGGAATAAACATACTTAAATCAATGATCGAATTTCCTTTTTTGAGTCTTATTGATAGAGTATCTCGCAATGTTTTTGCGAGTTCCCCTGATGAAAATCTTGATGGTTTTAGTTCTAACATATCAATAATAAAACCAATGTCTTCAACTGGAGCCAATATTCTTGTGACGTTGGCCATCAAACTATCATAATCTTTTTGTCTAATGTCAAATATGTTTTTTTCATCCAATGAGAATACAGGGTTTTGAATTTTTCTCATACAATCCTTTCTCCTTTTAGAATTTTGTCAAGAACTCCTTGGTATCGACCTTCATTCAAAATTCCATTTATAATACTTCGTTTTGGATTTGAGAATGCCATAGCCAAAATCCAGGATTCTTGATTTGGGACACTTTGTATGGAAAAGAAGTCCGGCTCAACCGAATTTCTATCTTTCAATAGTCTCCATTTTCTAAAGTCTTTCCACATTAGTTGAGCAACAACACACTCAAAATGAACATGGTGTATATCTTTATCATATGCCCTAAACAGGCGACTTGTAATTTCGCTCGGATTATTGGTATCAAACTTATGCAACATTGAAGAAACTGTCGCTAAATCGCCAATAATATCTTGTTGACGCATCTGATCGTCACCCCTTGTGATTGCAGATCCTGATGTATGAAATGTTCTTAACACCAATTGCGTAGATCTCTCTCCAAGGGTTTGTGCTGCGATTATACCAACAAATCTACTGTTTATTGACTTATACAATTCTCCATAACATTTCTTACAGATTTTTTGTGTTTGGCAATATATAGGACTTCTAATTTCGATTTTCTGACCAATTAAATTTTTATAATTTTCTTTTGTAATCAATTCATAACCATCGCTGGTTTTCATCCAGCGATTTATAATCATTTTTGCAATTTTTTCTGTATCTACATCAATTGTTAGAGTATCTTCTGTTCCACAATCTTCTAAATTTTCATCCAATTGTAGATTTGCACATGTGAAGATTAATTTTCTTGAAAGATACCCCGAAGTCCCTGTATTCAGCGCAACGTCAAGAAGTCCTTTTCTAGATCCATAAGTTGATGTGAAAAACTCTCTTGGAGTCAATCCTTCAAGAAGATTGTGCTTAATTGGAGTTTGTAGAATATCTCCATCAAAGTTGGAAATAAATCCTCTTGTAAGTATCAACTGTTTTGCCTGATCCCAACTTCCTCTTGCTCCAGATTCAATCATATATGAATATGCAAAATTGCCTCTCAATATCTCAATGACACCATAATCAGAAACGGCAGCTAACTGATGTCTTATATCTCTACCAGTGTATAGAGAATCTCTCAATTCTGCAGATCCTTCAAATGGAAAATCATCCAATGACATTGTTGAGCCAAATAGAGTTGCATATTTAAACCCAACTCGCTTAACATTATCCAAAACATTTGCTAATATTTCTTGGGGATACCTACTTTTGATATCTGAAAGAATATTTAGCAATGTTTTTTCATTTACAATACCTGTTATCACTGGATAATCTTCTGGAAAGCAGTCATTGAATATTTTTTTGCTTTCAGAAATTTTAATTCCTTTATATTCAACTTCTGACTGAAGTTGGTCAAAACTATCATTTGTTAATGCATAGACCCCAAGAATAATATCTTGGCTTGGAGTTGTTGTAAGATTTTCATTCGCTGGACTGCTAAAATTATTTGTAACAAAGATTTTCTTGATAACTTCTTCTTTGGCTTCATTTGTTACCGGAACATATACGGCCATTTGATCGCCGTCGAAGTCAGCATTAAATGGCGGGCAAACCAGTGGATGAATCTTAATGACTTTATCAAAGGTCATTTTAATTTTAAACCCCAACATACCCAATCTATGCAACGATGGTTGTCTGTTTAAAATACAGACTTCGCCATTAACTACACTTTCACATATTTTATAAAGTACAGGAGATCCTCTCTCAATACATTCATCAACAAAATCAATTGCTTCATTTAAGAGCTTGATTTTTCCTGTTTCAATTATCTTTTTTGCAACTTGCAATTTAAAGATCTCAAGAACCATATAATATGGAAGAGAACATTCGTCAATATTTAATGTTGGGTCCGGAACAATTACAGCTCTTCCTGAGAAATCAATACGTTTTCCCAATATATTACCACGAATCAATCCCTCTTTTTTTGCCATCTTAACAAGAATTTGACTATACAATTCATTAA